TGCGATGCCTCTTTGTTGCCATGGTAGCGATGCTGTAAAGTAGTCTTTTTCCCATGCTCTGTTATTTAGACGGTAGTTTGAACCTCCTCCGCCGTAGATGTTGGCTGTGTAAGGGTATTCTAGTTCGTCTGTCAGATTTTCGTCTCTGTAGTATTCTGACCAAATGAAATTGTAGGCTTGAAGTAGATACTGAAGCGGTTCTACTCCTTCAGCATTGGTCAAGGGAAGTCCAAAATGATCCCATAGACTTCCCGGTGTTTTATCTCCCGCTGTAGGGTCCCAAACCGGTAGACTTGACTCATCAGTACCGTTTTTGCCTCCAGTAATGAACTCTTCCCAGTTGGTATCCAGAAGCCTATAGGGCACAAAATAATAGTGCACATAGGCATTGATTTCATGTTGGATTGGTGCAATGGTTGGCATCATTTTGGCCACCATTTGTTGTGCAATCTGGAAGTAATCTCCCGGGGTTGCCTCTTCATAGAAAATCGGATACAACCAGCCCCAGTCATAGGTACCCTGATGACTGTGGCTAAGGTCGAATCGGCTTTTAGGATAATTGATTTTTCTAACAGATGAAAACTTTTTGGAGTGTATTTTCATGACTTCTTCCCCGTTTCGATGTTAATTTTTTTCGGTCCGGCTTGGATTTTCATTTTTGACATTTTACCAGAAACCTGGTTGAGTTCACCGAATTGGTAAATATCAGTATACGGCATTTCGGTGCTTCCTTTGGCCTTGAGCATTGCGACTAGTTCTAATCTAGCGGCCTCGAGCGAAAGTGCCCAAAAGGGAAAGCTTCGCATTTCAATTTGTTTCCCATCAAGACTTAACCTTACAGCTTGGCAAGCCGTCCAGGTTAGCGCTTTTGGGAGTTTCGTTGCCCCATTGCGTTTAGGTGTCTTTGTCTCAGCTGATCCCTTGGTGTGAATAAGCGGCTCGGCATTTTGGTCCGGCGTGCGGAATAGTGGGCCTTCGTAGCGAGGTAACGCGGCGTCCATGATAACTCCTCTATATTGTTTCGTCTGTCTTTGGCCCAGGCCTCTCCCATACCTTGACTTTGTAATTGGAAAGGTGGCCATTTTTCTTTACCTTTAGGTATTGCATTGGATTTTGTAAGATACCCTGTTGTGTACCTGGCTGAGGCTCTTGTCACAGTACCAACTTTGACATTTCCCCATTTCCAATGTTTTTCGTAGTTCGGTTGATCTTCTCCTCTTATGATGATCGCATGCATATGCGCTCTGCCGTGTTTTTCGCCGTATTCTCCACAGGCGAAGTATTTGATTTTATTCCCTGCTTTTCTTAGTCTTTTGAAATAAAGTTGGAGTACTCTTTTTGACAGTGCCATTGGCAGTAGTGGGCAACATTTATTATCATCAAACGTTAGTGTGATGAAGTCCCCTACTTTTGTTTTGTCTTCAAGTTCCAACATTATTCTTGTAGACCATTCTTCTGCTCTGTTTATTCGACAGTTCAGACATCTTCCGCAAGGATATTCCACGGCGAAGCCCATAACATTGATTTTCTGGTATGGGCTTACGCAATTCATTACAGTCTGATACCTCCTCGTCCACGTGGGTATTTATAGACCGTCTTGCGGGTCTTTTTGCGATACGTTCGTCTCCTCATTAGGAGCCTCCTTTATTTGTAGGGATTCGTTGTAACGTTTCCCTTTGGCGCTCCAATTACTGCGCCAGTTTTTGTTAGTGATGAGAAATTATTCGTCCACCGTTCCATTCTTCCGTACTCATTGTCTAGAATGTTGGTGATTAACTGTTGAAAGTTTTTGTTTTTCAACAGTTCAATTTCTAGATTTTCTTTATCTACTGCTTGATTGTTTCTTTTCAAGAAGTATTCTTTATAGTATGTTGCCGCTTGTGACGCTAAGGTAGCGGCTTCACTTGCACGAGCTCCCCACAATTGTTTAGCATAATTTGCTATTTGGGTTTGCTCTATTGTTTTTTGTTCTTCTGTTTTGGTACGTTGTACTGATTCAGCTACTTGCTGTAGTAATTGTTTTACTTGGGGGATTCTTAATGATTCGATTGTTGCTGTTTGTGCTTGGCTTTGCTTGGTTCGTTGTGTACTTTCTATTACTTGTTGTTGACCCTGTTGCAAATCCATCTGGCTTTTTGGTGTAATCCACTTTGTTGTTTCTTTGATTCTTTCAGCTTCTGCTCTTGATGTATCTGCGTTTGCTCTTTGTAGTTCTATTTGTTGCTGGCCGCTCATAAATTGCATGATTTGTGATGACAGGTTTATCATCATATTACCCATTTCAGCACCAGCCTTAGCGCCACCTGTGGCGCCTTGGATTGGTGCTGATAAGGTTGGTGTAGATGATCCCTGTCCTCCCATTGCTGTAAGCAATGGATTCAGGCCAGCTGCTTTTAGATCTCGCATTTCACGTTGATGTGCTGTGTTCGCCAGGTTTATTTGCATGGCGTTTGTTTCACGTTGGATTTGTGCAGCACGTTCTCCTTCTGTTTTTGCAGAATTGGCGGCGACCATGCCCCCAAGAACGTTAGCGGCACCTGTAATAAGTTCTCCTAGCATTTTACTGCTCCTTCATGGATGAGAGTATTAGCTCTCCTTCTTGATATTTCAACTAGAGTTCCTTCTTCTAAAGCTCCATCAATTTGAGCTTTCTTGTAGATTCCGACTTTTGTCCATCTCCCTTTGTAGTAGTTGTACATCGTATACAGATCAAGTTTACGATGTTTTCGGGAGTGGTATAGATCATCAGTTGATGTCCAGTAGTACATTTAAACCTCCATATAATGTTACATATAAACATGCATATAATAGTGCATTTAATATTACCTGTCAAGGTTTTTTTAAAAAAAAACCCCCACTTCCTAGGAAGTGGGGGTTGGTCAACCGAAGGGCGACAGTGGGCCAGGATTGGCCCTGCCTCTTCGCTCTCTTGATGAGAAGAGGCTAGGTGACACCACCCCCCTCAGGGGCTGGTTTCTCCGCCTTGGCGGCCGGTTCTGCCGCCTTGGTTTGCTGGGATTCTTCCAGCTGTTTTGCTTTTCGTTCTCTTAGCGTCTCACGGATGCTTTCCGTCTTTTCTTTTCCTACCACGGGGTCGATCTCCCCGTAGTGCCTTGGTAATAGGCCGGTGGGTTTTGAATATTGTTCTTCTCTTGCCGTCACAAGTCTCTGTCCTGCCCTGGTCAGTTCCATGATTTGGTCACTTGCTGACCGGTATCCTACTCGTTTGACCTCGTTTTCTCGGTCAAGACTGATCCCCTCAAAGGGGTCACTCGTTAGCGTAGCTCCCATAAGTTTTGGGTTTTTTGCTTGGTATTGGTTCATGGTTCCTCCTAGATATGATCCAACATACCGGGTTCTGCGATTGTCGGCAATGCTCGTTCCACTGTGCAGATGTTTCCGAATGTGATTATGAATCCGGGTTCGTTGGGTGCCACGAACACTCGGTCTTTTAATGCCTGCGTTTCTACCTGCATGAACGTCCAGTTCAGTGCCGGTGCTGTGGCAAACTTACGGGATAGATTCCAATGAATCAACCCCGATGTGCTTTGTCTCATTAATCCCACAGCTCTTGACGTTCTCTGCCTTAGTTCATCGTAACGTCCTTGATAACCGAAGATTTCGAGGTTGTCTTCTTCGACGTCTCCGGCGAAGATTTCAGCCGTCAGAATTGCTTGTTCTGACAAGTTCACGAACTCCGGCCACAGGAAATCGTACCTTGTTCTGCGAAGCCATTGACGGTTCATTCCTTGCGTATACATCGATCGGGGCATGATGGACATGATTCCCATAACGATGCCGTATTCTAGCGCCTTATAGTTTCCTACGTGTCCGCCTCCGTAGGCTGATCCGATGCCGGCTCTGTTTCCTTGTGGTGTTTCAGCGGTTTCACTCACTTGCAATACTTCTGTGATGGTGATTTGTTGTCTCCAACCTCCAATATATTCTGGTCGTTGAAGTCTATCATCTGTTGGTGATTCATCGAAGTGTGCTTCAAGAACTTCTGTGTATCGAGCTCCTGAACGGGCGTTTCGTTCCAACCATCTTTGAATCTGTACCGCGGCACGTATGTCTGCGACGTCAAATGTCGTGGCATTGCTCAGGTCTACGCTATTTGAGTTCATGAAATCTTTTGCGTTTTCCAGTGCTTGTGCACGTCTAGCGGCATCAGCATCGGGCGATCGAGCTTGATCGTTGTCGGCAGTCGCGTCCCAGTTCATGGAGCCGTGATATGCCGCTGTGGTAGCAGCATCGTTGAACATATTTGCTGCCCAAACTGCTAGAGTTGTTCCACTTATAGGCAGAGCTGGTGCGATGCCTCTTTGTTGCCATGGTAGCGATGCTGTAAAGTAGTCTTTTTCCCATGCTCTGTTATTTAGACGGT